ATCAGCAAGGTGATGCGCGAGTTTAAGGCTGGCACCTTAAATACGGGCAGTAAGAAGGGTCCTGTGGTAAAGAACCCTAAACAAGCAATCGCCATTGCCTTATCACAGGCTGGTATGTCGAAGAAGAGGAGTAAGTAAGATGGCGTTAACACCTTTTGAACAAGAGTTTAAGGCGCAAAGAGAACTGCTGGGTCCGGGAAAAACATTTACCTTTAAGGGTAAAGAGTACACAACAGATTACGCTAAACCCAAGACCGAATCCAATCGTGGCGGTGCGCGGATGAAGAGCGGTAAGGACATTATGGACACTCTTCCAAAGGTTGGAAAAGTAGATCGTAGTGAACTTGAGGACTACGATATTACGCCAAAGCAGACAAAAGGGTTCAAGGCCGAAGATATGGGCATGAACCAGTACAAGAAGCCGGAACTTGACGATTTTATCCCTACGAAAAAAGCAATTCTCGGAAGTTTTGATAAGCCGATGTCTGACTTGCCCGGAAGATTTCCAACTAGGGATCAGAGAATGGAAATGAAAAAAGGCGGAAAAGTAGATTTTTCACAGATTATTCGTAATAAAAAAACGGGTGTCTTATCAATGAAAAAAGCTGAAGGCGGCATGGTAAAAGCCAAGCGCACCTCAAATCGTGGTGCTGGTATTGCTACCAAGGGGTTTGGTAGAGCAGGGGGACGTTGAGATGATGAACCGTGCTCGTAAATACGCTGATGGTGGTGCGGTCGGGGCTGCTCCTCCGATTGGTATGGCAGGTCTTGGCACAGCACAGGCACCTGCCCCTGCCGTACCACAGGCATCTCCATATGCTTCTCCGTCTGATTACGGGATGCAGGGCGCAGCATTTGGTCAACCGCAGGGAACAACGGAGCAGACAAATCCTGTTCTTGTTGGTATGAATAAGACAACTGGACAGATGGGTGCTACTGCCGGATTTGCCAAGGGCGGCCTTGTAAAACCTATGAAACCGATGCGTGTAATGAAGCGCATGAGGGTCATGGGCGAGGGCAAGGCAAAGAAGATGAATAAGGGCGGCTCTGTTGTAAGCCGTGGTGGCGGGATAGTGATTCGTATGAAACCTTGCAAGATGAGTTGATATGACAGTTTCTGGCACGAAGACATTTGAGTTAGATGTAGCCGACTACATCGAAGAGGCGTTTGAGCGTTGTGGCATTGAGATCCGCACAGGATACGACCAGCGCACGGCTCGTCGTAGCTTGAATTTGCTTCTTGCTGAGTGGGCAAACCGTGGTTTGAACCAGTGGACGATTGTTCAAGAAAATATTGCGCTTAATGCCAATAATGAGTCATACACGCTTACATCGAGTGTAATCGACATCATTACTGCCGTTGTCAGAAGTGATTCGGGGGTTGGAACTGCGTCACAGTCTGATCTTACAATCGACCGGATCAGCCGCGAGATCTACCAGAACATCCCGAACAAGCTGAGTATTGGTCGTCCCGTACAGTATTTCGTAGACCGCAAGATTATCCCTGTTGTGTATGTCTGGCCAAAACCTAACACAGACTACACTCTGGTGGTCGATAAGCTGGTGCGACTGGACGATGCTAATTCTGGTGTGGACACCATGCAGATCCCGTTTCGCTTCTATCCGTGTCTTGCTGCCGGGTTGGCGTACTACATTGCAATTAAGAAGGCTCCTGACCGTATTCAGATGTTGAAGGCGATCTACGAGGAAGAGTTTGAACGTGCTGCCACAGAAGATCGTGATCGGGCATCTTTGAGATTGACGCCTTCTCGGTCCAACTATCGGCTGGGGTAACCCATGGGCCTTTTTGCAAACGGTAAATATGCCCTTGCGATCTGCGACAGGTGCGGGTTTCAATATGACTATCACCTGCTTGCGAAGGAATGGAATGGTCTTAGGACTTGCACTGAGTGCTGGGAGCCGAAGCATCCTCAGTTGGACCCGATCTTTCCACCACCTGAGCCACAGGCGTTGGTTGCACCGAGGCCGTCCCGTATTGAGCCGATGGATGTACCAGTTGGTACTGACATTTTCCCGTTAATACAGTATAACCTGTTGCAGATGATTACGCAGGTTGGCGTTGTTGAAGTGGATATAACCTGATGGGCTGGACATACGCTACGTTGGTGCAAGCCATCAAGGACTACACCGAGTACGACGAGACGACATTCTCGGCGAACATCGACAACTTCATCCAGAGTGCTGAAGAACGCATCTTCTATGCTGTCGATCTTGAGGACTTTAGGAAAAATTCTACTGGTACAATGACGGCCTCAAATAAGTATTTGACAGCCCCGACAGATTTTCTGGCACCGTTTAGCTTGATGATCACGTCGTCTGGGTCAAAGGTTATCCTGTTGAACAAGGACGTGGAGTATCTACAGGAGTATAACCCGACCGAAGCAACGGGTATTCCGAAGTACTACGCTTTGTTTGACAAGGACAATTTCCTAATCGCTCCGGTGCCAAATGCAGCGTTTGTTACTGAAATCCACTATTACTACAAGCCCGCCAGTATCACAGTTTCTGGAACAACATGGCTTGGAGACAATGCTATCGAAGCCCTTTTGTATGGATCTCTGGTAGAGGCTTATACGTTTATGAAGGGTGAGAACGAACTCCTCAACACGTACAATCAACGGTTTATTGAGGCCCTTACCCGCCTCAAGAACTATGGTGAAGGTCGTGAGAACGACGATGCTTATCGTGATGGTCTTATCAGAGTGAAGGCTAATTGATGTTTACGCCAGCAATGCAATCCGGAACATTTACGGTTGATGTAGTTACGTCGGACAATGGCGGTCATCCGCCGGAGTTCTGGGCGGAACAGGCATCAAAGAGGATTGTTGATGTCTCAGCCAATGCTCCGGACGTAATCCGAGGTCAAGCAATAGCATTTCAAGATCAGGTAGAACAGGTTATACTGCACTACATGAAACGTGCTATACAATGCGATAGATCCACGGTCAGTCATCTGGTGACAGAAGCTGGTCAACCACAATTAGCTGAACTCATAAGGAGGCCGTGATGGCATTTACTGGAAACTTCATGACAACATCGTTCAAGACTGAACTCTTGAGCGGTATCCACGCAATCGGCACAACGGTTGTCCGTGGTGCAACGACTGCTGACACATTCAAGCTGGCCTTGTACACATCGTCTGCAACGCTTGATGCTTCAACAACCGCATACTCTGCGACCAACGAGACGACCAACACCACGGGTTCCGCATATGTAGCGGGCGGTAATACCCTTACTGCTGGCACAACGTCGTCTTCTGGCACAACCGCTTTTGCTGACTTTGCCGATTCTACGTGGACCACGGCGTCATTTACTGCTCGCGGTGCATTAATTTATAACTCAACGCAGGGCAATAAGGCCGTTGTTGTGTTAGATTTTGGTGCGGATAAAACGTCATCGGCTGGTACATTCTCTGTTATCTTCCCGACAAACGATGCTTCCAATGCCATTATTCGCATAGCGTGATGAGTAATGACCGATGCAGTCGTAGCCTTTGAAGGATGGTCTAGATCCCAAGGATGGGGTCTGGGTGCGTTTGGCACGGGTGCGATTGATATTGGAGTTGCAACAGGCGGTGTTGGCACAGCAACTGTCACGGCAACCGCAAATGTAAGCCTTACGGGTGTTACTGCCACGGGTGCTGTCGGCACGGCAACTGTCACGGCAGACGCCAATGTCAGTGTCACAGGTGTATCTGCAACAGGCGATGTTGGCACGGCAACTGTCACGGCAGACGCCAATGTCAGTGTCACGGGCGTATCTGCAACAGGCGGTGTTGGCACGGCAACTGTCACAGCGGACGCCAATGTCAGTGTCACGGGCGTGTCTGCCACGGGTGCTGTCGGCACGGCAACTGTCACAGTGGACGCCAATGTCAGTGTCACAGGTGTATCTGCAACAGGCGATGTTGGCACGGCAACTGTCACAGCGGACGCCAATGTCGATGTCACAGGTGTATCTGCAACAGGCGATGTTGGCACGGCAACTGTCACAGCGGACGCCAATGTCGATGTCACGGGTGTATCTGCAACAGGCGATGTTGGACAAGTTCTTGTCTGGGGTCAGATTGTTCCTGACCAAACTCCTGCTTGGGTGGGAATTGGTCCGTCTCAAACTCCTGCATGGAATGAAGTTGCTCCGGGACAAGTTCCTGCGTGGGTAACGATTGCACCAAATCAAGTTCCGGGGTATAGTCCCATCACACCATCTCAGTCTCCAAACTGGACTCAGATAGCCGCCTAGAGGTTTTTGGCATGACAAGTACTTACTCACCTAATCTTAAACTTACTTTGATGGGTACTGGCGATCAGTCCGGTACGTGGGGCGATACGACCAATACGAACCTTGGTACGTTGGTTGAAGAGGCTATCGCTGGTTATACCACACAGACATTAACAGGTGCTAGTGCAACTACCACCCTTACAATTCCTGATGGTGCAACTTCAGTAGGGCGTAATTACGTTATTGAGTTCACTGGTTCACCAACAGTTACCCATACGGTCATCGTTCCGACTGTTGATAAACCCTATATTTTGTTTAACAATACTTCTATTTCGGTACTTGTAAAAACAACGGCAGGGACGGGCGTTACGATTGCAGCGGGCAAAAAAGCTATTGTCTATGCAAATAGCACCGACGTTGTTGAGGTTGCCAACGCTCCCGTGACAGAAGCTGGCACACAGACGCTAACAAATAAAACACTTACCTCCCCTGTTCTGACAGCCCCTGCATTAGGAACCCCTGCAAGCGGGACCCTTACTAACGCGACAGGGTTGCCTATTTCAACAGGTGTATCAGGACTTGGGTCAGGCGTGGCGACATTCCTTGCAACACCTAGTTCTGCAAACTTAGCGGCGGCGGTGACCAACGAAACTGGTTCTGGCCTGTTAGTTTTTGCTACTTCTCCAACTCTCACAACCCCAATCCTTGGAACACCCACAAGCGGTACACTCACCAACGCTACAGGGCTACCTATCAGCACTGGTGTTTCTGGCCTTGGGTCAGGCGTGGCGACATTCCTTGCAACCCCAAGTTCAGCTAATTTAGCTGCGGCGTTAACAGACGAAACGGGTTCTGGTGCGGCTGTTTTTGCTACTTCTCCAACGCTTGTTACGCCTCTGCTTGGAACACCTACAAGCGGTGTCCTTACTAATGCTACAGGGTTACCCTTAACAACTGGCGTTACAGGTACTCTTCCTTTGGCAAACGGTGGCACTAACGCGACAACTGCGAATGCTGCGTTGACTAACCTGACGACGTTCACGACCACCGCAACTGCGGGTGCAACGACCACGCTGACCAACACAAGCACATACTTTCAGTATTTTACGGGAACGCTAACCCAGACGATCACGTTGCCTGTAACGAGTACGTTGGCAACTGGTTGGTCATTTCATATTGTAAATAACAGCACGGGGAACTTAACTGTCAACTCTTCTGGGGCGAACCTTGTCATTACGGTTCTTCCCGGGATGACTGTAATGTGTACGTGCATTCTGACTTCAGGAACAACTGCCGCAAGTTGGGAAGCTGGGTACACCGATTTCTCCACCGCGACAGGAACAGGCTCGGTCGTACTTTCAACTTCACCTACGCTTGTTACTCCTTTGCTTGGTACGCCCACAAGTGGAACTCTTACCAATGCGACAGGATTGCCAATAAGCACAGGTGTAAGCGGACTTGGCACAGGTGTAGCAACTTTTCTTGCAACACCAACTTACACTAATTTATCCACTGCGGTCACAGGTGATACCGTAGTCGGTATTGCCGCAACACAGACATTGACGAATAAAAGGGTAACTCCCCGTGTTTCAGCAAGCACTGCAAATAGTGCAACACCGACTTTGAATACTGATAATTTTGATATGATGGTTATTACGGCTCAATCAGTAGCCATCACCAGTTTCACAACAAATTTGACTGGGACTCCCACAAACGGTCAAAAATTGATAATTTCAATTACCGGAACAGCGGCTATTGCTCTTACTTTTGGTTCTTCATTCGAGGCTTCTAATATTGCTTTGCCCACAACAACAGTTACTACGAATAGATTGGACATTGGTTTTATCTGGAACGTCGCAACAAGCAAGTGGCGGTGTGTGGCTACCGCGTAAAGGATGAAAAATGACAATTACAGTTTTAGATAATGGCTGGATTTCCGATAGTTTTACGATTGGTGAATCGCCACCATATAATGACGCTATTGTTATGCCGCCTGATCAATACAATGCTCTGACACTTGACCAGATAGAGGCGATGAAACAAAAGAGATATGACAAATGGGTCGCTATGGTCAAGGAAGCATCTGAGGAGATCATAGATGGCGGATAGATATTGGGTTGGTGGAGCGGGTAGTTGGACAACATCAAGCACAACTAATTGGTCTACTTCATCTGGTGGTAGTAGTGGTGCGTCTGTTCCAACTGCGTCTGATAGCGTTTTCTTCGACCAAGCAGGAACGTATACGGTAACTGTTACGGGCGCACTAGCTTGTCTTGATTTTACAGTTTCTCTTGGAGTAGTCTCATTTACTGATAGCGGTAGTCCAACTATAACTATTTCCGGTAGTATGTTACTTGCATCTGGAACTGTTGGTACTTGGGCATCCGGTTTTGTACCTACCTTCAATGCTACAACATCAAAAACAATAACAACTAATGGTGAAAGTATAGGCAATGTTACTTTTAATGGTGTAGGTGGAACTTGGACTCTCGGTAGTGCTTTTGCAGGGTCTGGCAGAATAATTACATTAACAAACGGAACATTTAGCACAAGTTCATCAAATTATTCTGTCACCTATGGATCTTTTAGTTCAAGTAATTCTAATACTAGAACATTAAACTTAAATGCTTCTACATTTACAAATGGAGGTGCATGGACTTGCACAACATCAACTAATTTAACTGTTTCAGGTTCCGGTGCTACTGTCACAATAACTGGTAGTTCTGCTAAAACTTTTGCTGGTGGCGGTGCTAACTACGGCGCATTTACATTAAATCAAGGCGGTGCAGGACGACTAACAATTTCTGGTTCCAACACATTTGCAAATATATCAAATTCCTACAATGCAACAGGTGCAACATCAATTCGGTTTACTTCTGGAACGACACAAACTGTTTCAAATTTTACGGCAGAAGGAACTTCAGGAAAAGTACTAACTATTGACAGCACAACACCCGCGACTGCTGCGACATTATCTAAGGCATCTGGAACAGTCTCGGTTAGTTACGTTTCCCTTCAAGATAGCACTGCTACGGGTGGTGCTACATGGAATGCTAACTCAAATAGCAGTACAAATGTTAGCGGAAACACAGGATGGGTCTTTACTCCTTTTGCTAGATATTGGGTCGGTGGAGCAGGTACTTGGGACACATCAGACACAACTCATTGGTCTGCTTCATCAGGTGGTGCTGGTGGTGCATCTGTTCCAACTGCGGGTGAAGACGTTATTTTTGACCAAGCAACAACGTATACTGTAACTCTTGCGGGTAATGTTTTTTGTAACGATTTTACAATTTCTGCGGGGTTAGTATCATTTAGCGTTCCGAGTGGGTTCACCGATATAACTGTTTCCGGCAGTATGTTAGTTGCATCTGGAACTGTTGGTACTTGGTCTCAGTTTTCGGGGGCTATTTTCACTGCTACAACATCAAAAACAATATCAACTAATAATATTAATATATGCGGAATTGATTTAGATGGTGTAGGTGGAACTTGGACCCTTGGTAGTGCTTTTACATCTACTAGTGTAAACGGCGGCATTAATTTAGTAAACGGAACATTTAGCACAAGTTCATCAAATTATGCTGTGACTATTCGAGAATTTACTTCAAGTAATTCCAACACTAGAACATTAAATTTGAATGCTTCTACATTTACAATTACATCTACGAGTTGGACTTGCACAACATCAACTAATTTAACTGTGTCAGGTTCCGGTGCGACTGTCACAATGACTAGTGGTTCTGCCAAAACTTTTGCTGGTGGCGGTGCTAATTGGGGTGCAATTACATTAGACCAAGGCGGTGCAGGACGACTAACAATTTCTGGTTCTAACACTTTTGCAAACATCTCAAATTCGTATAATGCGACAGCTGCGACATCAATACGTTTTACTTCTGGAACAACGCAAACTGTTACAAGTTTTACGGCAGAAGGACTTTCAGGAAAACACCTTACTATTGACAGCACAACACCCGGGACTGCTGCGACGCTATCTAAGGCCTCTGGAACAGTTTCGGTTGATTTTATTATAATTCAAGATAGCACCGCTACAGGTGGTGCTACATGGAATGCTGGTTCATATAGTACAAATGTTAGCGGAAACACAGGGTGGGTTTTTGCTTCTCCCATCAGTTCAAACTTCTTTTTGGTAATGTAGTCAGAGGACGAAGGATGGCCCTGCAAAAGATCCAGTTCAAGCCCGGAGTGGTAAGGGACGTTACTGCCTACACCAATGAGGGTGGGTGGTATGACTGCGACCTTGTGCGGTTTCAGAACAGCTTCCCGCAATCTATTGGCGGGTGGGCCGCGTACGCGCAAACATCATTTCTTGGAACTTGCCGTGAGTTGATCAACTGGATCATTCTTGCTGGCGATAATTACCTTGGCGTAGGCACACATCTTAAGTTCTACATTGAAAGCGGTGGTGTGTTTAACGACATTACCCCTATCCGCAGCACGGTAGTCCTGAGCGGTGCCTTTGCTGCGACCAACGGGTCTACTGTTATTACTGTAACAGATGTTGCCCATGGGGCGGTAACCAATGACTTTGTAACATTTAGTGGTGCTACCAGTTTGGGCGGCAACATCACCGCTGCAATTCTTAACAAAGAGTATCAAATCACGGTACTTACTGTTGACGCATACACAATTACTGCTTCGATAGCTGCAAATGGTTCTGACTCCGGGACTGGTGGGTCAAGCATTACGGCGGCCTATCAGATTAACACCGGTTTGGATGTCCAACTGTCTGGTACGGGGTGGGGAGCGGGTGTTTGGGGGCGTGGTGGATGGGGATCTGCTTCTACATTAAACGCGAGTAATACATTGCGTTTATGGACATCGGATAATTTTGGTGAGGATTTGTTGTTCAATGTTCGGAATGGAGGGGTGTATTTCTGGGACGCAACAAATGCCCTGTCAGTTCGCGGGGTAACACTTGCGTCACTAAGCACGGACGTTCAAACTCCGACTATTGCTACACAGATCATGGTCTCGGACAATGATCGTCATGTGATTGCTTTTGGTGCTAACAATTATTTAAACTCCTCTAACACATTAGAGACGGCCCAAGACCCACTGCTTATTAAATTTAGTGATCAGGAGGACTACACCGTTTGGACACCGATTGCCACAAATACGGCGGGTGATTTACGCCTTGGTTCCGGCACACGCATTATTCGTGCTGTTGAGACAAAGCGCGAAATCCTTATCTGGACGGATATTGCTCTTTATTCAATGCAGTTTATCGG